CATAATTTTCTGGGGGTCTTCTTTTCTAAGTAAAGCATCTTGAATTTGATTAGCATACTCAGCAAAACCATATCTACCAGCATCTAATGTCTTAGATTTCTCCATCTTTTGCATGTCTGCTATTTCCTGATGAAGACGACGAAACTCATCAATTTGCTCTTGAGTAACACCAAGATTATCTTCTTTGAATTTACGAGTAGCAATATCAGTCTCTGTCGCTTTAGTTTGCAAGTCCTTCAAATGTTGACGCATTTCTTTCAATGTTTTGACAGCAGATTTCTGTCCTTTCTCCCATGCGCTCATTAATTTATCTTTGAATTCATCCGCACCTTTCTTCAAATCATTTAATTCTTCTTTTGCCGATTTGCCAAACTTGCCAATCTCCGGAATGGAAGTAAGAGACATTTTGAACATTTTCAACCGTTCTTCTGGGGTCTCCGTCTTAGCCATTGGTTCTTTCTCACCAGCTAATTCCTTCGCATGGGCCTCTAGATTTTTTGCTTCGTCTTCTAACTTTTTCAGTTCCCCGGCTGTTGCATGAATGCCATCTTTTAATCTTTGGATCTCTTCTTTCTTTTTCTCAATAGCCCCTTCTGTATAATATCCATAAAATGCAGCAGATGTAGTTGTGCTTCCTGATGTAGATTCCTTCTTCTGTTTCTCTGCTTTCTCTAATTCTTCTTCCATTTCTTTTAATTTTATTTCCGCTTTTGTCAACTCAGCCCGGCGTCTGTCTTGTTCTTCTTGGAGATGAGGACTAAATTCACTGCGCTTTTTATTTCGATAATCTTCTCGCTTTTGTAAATAATCTTTTGCCTCTTTTCCCGTATCAAAAGAAGGGTATTTATGAACACCTTCCTTTTTAGCACGTTCAATAGCCTCTTCTTCGGAAAGTTTCTTGCCACCGACAATGGTTGGAATAATTCGAATCTTTCTTTCTACACCTTTCTTTGCATTTTCTATAGCTTCCTCAACTGATTTGCCTTTCTCCAATTCTCCAACAATAGTCAACTTCTCTTCTATCATTACTGGAATTGCGCCTTCTTCTTTTGGACCAGTGTAGAGCTTGTCTTTTTCTGTTCCTTCCGGTTCTATTCCTGGTAATGGAACCATGAATTCATTCTGTTCTTCTCGTCTTTTGTTTGCCTCTATTTCAGCAATTTTATTCTTTGCTTTAATGATTCGTTCCATCAAAGCATTTTCTTTCTCTACTGCTAATAATTGCTCTGCTGTTTTCTTTGTTTCTTCTTCAGGAATTTCCTCTTCTTTTCTAAGTTTACGAAGTTTCTCTTTCTTCTTAATTAACTCATCTATCTGCCTATTATATTCGGCAACTTCTTTAACTGCATCACTAGTTTCCCCTTTTATTTGTTTCCATATAAATTTGATTCCCTCTAATGCTGCCGTAACTGCGACAACTACAACTAAAAATTTTCCAAATGCAATGAAAGCAGCTTTAATAGCCATACCTGTTGCCATGCCTGCTGCTTTTGCCGCTGCTTCTACTCCCACCCATGCTGTTTTGAAAGCAACGACAGCCGTTACGGACATGAATATACTAGACGTTAGACTAGCATTTCTCTTTACAAAAGTCCGAACCCATTCTGTTGCCCTGATTAGAAGGTCGACAACTTTCTTAGCAACTGGCATGAGTTGCTCACCCAATGTTCTCAGGGTAATATTTGCGGCATCTTTCAAAGTGCTCCACAAGCCTAATAATGATTTAGACTGCTTCTCCATGAGATTTGCAAACCGACCACCTTCTTTGCTTAATCCTTTGAAAATCGCTTTTACATCTTCGAAACTAATCTTTCCTTTCGATAACATCTCCTGAGCGGCTGCAGTAGTAGTTTTATAATGAGAAGCTATATCCTGCAGGGACAAGATTCCCCTGGTACTCAATTGACGAAAATCTTGCGTCAATAACTTACCGACACCACGAATTTGATTGAATACCAATGCTAGGAAACCGAATGGGGTACTTGTGCCAGATGCGGCATTTCCTAACATGTTAAGCGTTTCCATGAGCTCATCCCCTCTTTCCCCAAATTGAATCAGACCTCTAGCAGCGGATTCAATTTCTGGCATTTCGAAAGGAGTAAGAGCAGCAAATTCAGTAAGTTCGGCTAATGTTCGTTGCGTCTCCTTAGCCGAGCCAATCATTGTCTCGAATGCAATGGTAGTTTGCTCGAATGTACCGGCGGCCATCAAGGCTTTCCTTAATGTCCCCATGGAAGCGGCTACTCCTAGAATAGGAGCAATAAGACGTTTGAAATCCATTCCCATTGAATCCGTAGTTCGTTTAGAATTTCTACGGACTTCTTCTAGTTCCTCATCCAAATCCCCAGTATTCACGAAAAGTGAGACAAATCCTCTAGCTAGTTCGATTCCCATGGTTTCTTCGTCTCCTTCTCTTCTTACTATTATCAGCAGCGGCTCTAGCCGCTTGCTCTTCCATTTTTTGTCTTGCTAATGACTTGCCCCCCACTCTACCATAGATAATAGAACCATCTGCGGCACGGCCTTTAATCTTTCCATCCTTAGTCATTTTTGCGGCTTGCAATGGATCGATATTGACAATTCTTCCTCTTCTCTTTCGCAAGACATTCCTGTCAGTTAATAACATGAACACTTGATCAAGAGTCATTCTTGCCACTTCTTCTATCGAATGATTTCCTCCGCCATTCAAACCACTTTCGCATAAAATACGGATTTCGTACGGTCCAATTCCACATAAAAGACCGGGGGGTGGTTTTCTTTCTATCTGCTCACTTTCCCTTGTGGACGGGTCAGTGAGCCCTATCCATTTCCCACTGCAGGGGCGCTAACCCGTTCAATTTCCCTAGCAACTTCTGCCATGAGCACTCTATCCAAGCATAACTTCTCCGAGACTTCTTCTCGAGTAATGCCATACTTTTTGAAGCAAATCCAGGTCATGGTAATCATGCCATCATAAGCACCAGTGATCCACCAATTAACATAAGCAATTTGTTCAGGAATTATTACCTTCCCAGTTAATTCTTTGTATTTAGCTTCGGATAATAAACCTTGATCTAAACAAGATGCCGCTATAGAAGCAATTCGATTTTCATTAACTTTTTGAACGTCCTCTATTTCAAATTGGGCACCCACCCATTGTCTCAATTGCTTAGTTACACAAACTGAATTCCCATCGTAAGCACGTTTCGTTGGTAAATCTTCAACATCCCAGCGAGCGGCTTCCTCCATTTTTTCTTGCAAAATCTGGGCACCATTGGGCAATAAATCCGCATTTTTGTGCCAAGTTTCTAAATATGATCGTCTGTATCTTGCCAAACAATCTTGTTCTACCTCTGCCAATTCTTGGATTCCTAATGGACGGACTTGGCATTCCTTGTCTCCAAATTTGACAACCATGGGACTTTTCGCCCCTAATGCTCTTGCAGTATCGTTAGACATTATTTGCTCCCGAACACTTGTGTTGATTATTCTGGCATTGTACGGACAGGTGCATTTTCTTGGCCAGGTCGATAGAAGATTCCATCGGCCCCCCATGAACTAGTCCATCCAATTACCTCTTCGGTATCAATGTTGACAGTCATGCTGAATTCGCTATTCAATGCTCTTGGGAAATCCCAATAAATAGCAATAGCAGGATCTTCCTGGTAAGCCATCCACAAAGTGGATTGAGCAATATCACCAGGGGCGAAAATATCATATACGATATCAGATGTATCGTATTTGCCTTCCGCCGTGAATGTTGCGTCTCTTCGGCCAGATGAACGGTTTGTATATCCAGCAGAATCCGAATCTCCCCATTCATTGGAACTAGCCAATGTAGGGTTGACAGCCCACTGTGTAGTGCGGGCGATTAGGTCTTCATTGGGATTGTCACCAACGACAAATTTTCCAAGTCGACCCGTCATGGTATTTGCACTGCTCATATTTTTACTCCTTATAAAAAGAATTCAGTGTTAATTATTTTTTGACATTAAATTACAAACTCTATGGCTCAGACAAAGCAGATTGTACTGAATATGATGATGTAGAAATACTTGATGGACTAGATGTGCTGCTAGAAGAAATACTTGATAAACTAGATAAACTTGATGGACTAGATGGACTAGATAAACTTGATGGACTAGAACTGCTTATGCTAGACTCACTAGAAGCACTTGATGGACTAGAAGCACTCATACTAGAAGCACTAGACATTGAACTACTTTGAGTACTGATACTGCTTTCACTAGTTCCAGAGATGCTAGACTCACTAGAGCGACTGGATATACTGCTACTTGATATACTGCTACTTGATGCACTAGTGAATGACGAATCATCAGCGGACATACTGCTCCAACTACTGCTACTAGTTGAAATACTAGACCAGCTAGAACTACTTAAACTGCTAGTAGAAATACTTGATGATGGAGATTTACTCGACCATGAAGAACTGCTCATACTAGTACTACTTTCCGAAGTAGATACAGATGAGAATGATACACTCGACCATGAAGAACTGCTCGGACTGCTTGTGGAGATACTAGAGACATTAGAAGTACTGCTCCAACTGCTCGAACTGGTACTAACACTACTGCTACTAAGGGTAACCGTGCTACTTGTGCTACTCCAACTGCTGCTACTCACTTCGGTTGAAGTGCTAGACCATGAAGAAGTGCTCATGCTGCTAACACTGCTACTGGATGTAAAGGAACTACTTGTGCTTGACCAGGAAGAACTGGAACTACTAGAGGTCGAAATGCTACTTGATTCACTACTACTTGAAGTGCTGCTCCAACTACTGGAACTAAGACTACTGGAACTACTAAGGCTTGATTCATCCGAATTACTAAAGCTGCTGAAACTACTGCTGCTTTGACTGGAACTGGAACTACTAGAGGTCGAAATGCTACTTGTGCTACTGCTACTTGTTGAAATACTTGAGGTCGAAATGCTGGAACTTGAGGTCGAAATGCTGGAACTAGAACTGCTGTAACTAGAACTGCTGGAACTAAGTGAACTAGACGTGGAACTGAGACTGCTGCTGGAATCAACCAGATGGTCTCGACCTAACACATACAAACTAAATAATTGATTTGCAGATACTGCAGTAAAATCAATGCCGTCTGTATAAACACCAGAAGAATCGGTAATAAAATAACCAGACTTGACGAAAACACCTTGCGGCATTAACGCACCATCTCCGGAATTATCTCCAATTTGTTCAAACCCTTCGACGGCTGATGGTTCAATTTCTAAAAGACCACCTTCTTCCGGATCAGAATCATTAACAATCGCAATAGCTTCGATTGATTGGAAATTAACTGGCATTCCTATACCATCTCGACCTGTTCCCGTACCAATGTCAAGTGTCATCCTGTCCGATAACCGAACGGTTAAAGATGCACCAGATGCTAGTAAATAATTCTCCATTTGCCATGAACAATTAGCATCACCATCTTCAATTCCTGAATCATAATTATGGGAGTAATTCAATTCTGGTTGCTCTACTGAAGCGACACGATTATCATTCAGAGTATTGGTAAGTGACCCCGACATCCGAATGATCAATTGGCCTCTTAGTAGATTTCTTCCCATATCTCATTACCCTTGCACTGGGACATCAACTTTGAACACGTAATCAATAATCCATTGATAATCTTTCGCACTTGTTTTAGCACCAAAGTCCGCATTATACTGGGTAACCACATGATTCCCATGGTCTAATGTTAGAACTGCGGTGGGAGCGACTGTAGGATGCCCGCCAAATACTTTGAGCACTTCCTCTGCTAAGTAAGCGGCAATTTCCTTTGCGCTCCTTACATCGTCGTCTACCTCGCTTGCAAATATAAAAAATCGTTGCGCAATGTCCTTCTCATGGTGGCCAATCGACCCACTGCCAGACATTCTAGTTTTTATCGATGGAGTAGGTTCCTCTAAAATACAATAAGGATAAGATTGACCCGGCAATGCTTCTGAATCCCATAATATTATAGTGTCACCACCTAATGCTTGAAAAATGGCATTCAAACCACTTGCGTTCCAAGCAGTAAAAATGGCTTTATGCAAATCTGCGGTCCCGACACTCATTCAATGGCTCCAACGAAGAATTTCGAAATTTTGTCTCTATTCTCCAGTAATGTCCTTGACAAGAATTTTCGTCTTAACCGCAATTCTAATATTACTCCATAATACAACGGCGTCCCCACGAATCCGGTCACAATTCCCTTGCGTACCAGGACATCGGAGAACAGTGTTTTCATCAATTGAGTAGTGTCGGCTTTTGGAAATTCACCAGGCTTGGAACGATTAGTGACTATGGTTCTTTGCTTTGGTCGACGAACTCCAGTAGAATCTTTCACTAATGTTCTTACGTATGTTTTCGTCACAGGTCTGCTAATATTTCTAACCGTTTCATCCCTTAGAAAAGCAACAGCCAATTGCATGCGTTTCTCGACTGTTAATGTTGTATGAGCAAGAAACTCATCAATGAACCATTGCCACTGCGTAGCTCTTCTACTAGCATGCTGTTGGCGTCTATTTTGTGCTAAAGCTACAGCAGTAGTTTTCCTAACATTTATTTTAGCCATGGTTCATCCTTTAGAAATGGGCACGCCCATCGGGAGGAATGGGCGGCCCAAATCCAGGAGCGATCAGCCACCTGTTTTCTGAAGGTTCTCTACATACCCATCATAATCCTTCTCAAATATCGGTTGTCCATTAGGAACCCGGCTGCCAGGATTAAGTAAGAAATCCCCATCCAATTCTTCGATATCTTCCATTTCTGGTGGGGTGCCTTTGACCACTTTAGCATGACCAGCCTGAATGATGTTGAAGCATTCCCGGCATAAGGATTTCATGCGGTGCTTGTCTAGCGTTCCTTTCTTGGTGGGCACACCAGCAAGTTTACCAGAACGATATGGACGGTCATCCGCCTGTAAACCACGAACAATTCGTTTGCACAATTCCGGATTATCTGTCAATGGGTCATAGATTACATAAACACAATTAGCCGGGTCAACCGTTAATTGCATTCCAGGAATGGGAGGGAGCATGCCAAGATGACGAGCCTGATCCTTAGGAATTGTCGGCATTTCTTCATCTTGTTTATTGCGAATGGTAGGTTTACTGCTGGAAACAGCAGAACGCAACTTGCAATTAGGAATGCACTGAATCAGCAAGTCATTGTTCCTGGGCCCGTCTGCCTCTATAGTGAAAGGCATTACTGAGGCAAATTTTTTCTTAGGTTCTTCGCTCATCATTAAATCTCCATGTTCTTCATTGTTCTTCATATATTAAAAAAACCGCCCCGCCGGCCGAAGAACAGAAACCAGCGGGACGGCGTGCTCGGGAGCATTGTACTCCCCTCCAACAATACTATTACGCAGGGGCGGTAACAGTAAGAGCCGCACAAGCCGCTCTTTCCAATTGACCACCGTATCGGGCCATGGCAACAATCAACATTTCATTACGGCGAATCAACGTATCACCTTCGGTCGATGTCCGGATTGTTAGTCCCTTGCGTCGATACATTCGATAGCGTGCCAGGATTGCATAGAAGACATCTGTATCATTCATGCTTTCGTTGATCTTATACGCCCGTTCCATTAGGGCATAAGTATCATAATCCATGCCAAACAATCGGCGGGCATCACTAGCACCAACAGGCAAAGCACGGGCTCGCTGATAACTGGTTTCCGTTCCACAGAATACAGCCGTATTCTTAACATTGGGACGATGCTCAGCTTTGGCAACACCAAATCGCAGGGATTCATAGTTTCCAATGCTGGTGGCTCCACCCCAAGCAACAAGGCTTACACCAGACTTGTTAACAATGCCTTCCGGCTGGGTGGTGCCATTACCCACAGCAATGACATCATCCAAATCCTCCAGCAGCCTTTCACCATATTGACTGGTCACATGCTGACCGAAATCAATAGGCGTATCGCTCAAGAAATCCAAACCAATGCGGATGGAACCTTCCCACCTATAAATGGTGGTATCGAAGGCGCTGATGTAACTGGTGGTGTCGAACAAGTCGATCGAGGTATCGTCTACACCACCCCATTGCGCCGTTACGGTGCCAGTTTCCACGCCTTCCACCCGTCGTCCTCGGTCCAACGGCTTTGTGGTTACCAATGGATACAGTTCACCATAAAGCAGGGGCGTTGTGATGACTTGGTCATCAAATACAATTGGTGCAGCCTCCATAGCACCACTCGCACCGCCATCGTCGACCAGGGCCTTGATACCACCAGGATACCCCTTACGAGTATTCATCTTGTTGTCTTTGGAATCATCCCAATCCGATTTCTCAGCAAGATATCCAAGCAACGATTTTTCATGGTCACTCAACTTCTCCCAAGCCCGTTGAGTATTGCCAGCCAAGCTAGGCGTTGCCGACAAAATCTGGAACTTAGCCCAGGCACCAGCCAAAGCCTTGTCACACTGACTGGGCTCGTCAATGCTGCGACCAAAATCCTGCACCCGCTGACCTGCCAATGGGTGCGGTGTACCACTTTTCGTGGTGTTAGGATAGGTCATTGATTTGCGAGTTGAATCATATTGTTCAACCGCCTCTTTGACACGGATGTCCACTGTTTTTTCCTCCGTCATCTCGGACAGCCCACCCAATTCACCAATCATCTTGGCCATGCGGGTAGGTTTCTCAGTCTCCGAAACACTAGTTTCGGTCTCTTTCTGCTCCGTTCTGGTTTCGGTTTCCTTGGTCTCCGTCTTCGTTTCCTTGATTTCGGTTTCGGTTTCCTTGGTCTCCGTCTTCGTTTCCTTCTCTTCATCTTCCTTTAGAAGAGTAACAATATTCTCAATGCCTGTTGCCAAACGATCGAATCGCTTCGTAAATTCATCGGCTTCATCGGCACTGGGGTCTTTGATCAGTTCGGCGTACTTTTCAGTGGTAAGCTCACCTTCCACCAATGCCGTTCCAATACTCTTCTTGAAATCGTCGTCGGTTGCTTCTTGATCGACACCAAGATTTGCCACCGCCCAA